AAATTCTCTCTCGTTGCTTACTATTTAGACCAGCACTTGAGAGGATTGATAAAGTATGCACCGGATAACCAAAGCGAGGATACTTATAAAGCATTGCAAGAGACAAGAGACAAACTTCACCAACTGCTGAATGAGTACAATTTGGAGATATGAAGAAACACACAATGCACTATCTCAATCATTTCGGTTATGACATAAGTGACTTCATCCCTTGTGAGGTGTGTGGCAAAACTGCCGTGGACATCCATCACATTGAAGCGAGAGGAATCGGAGGGAGTAAGGAAGCCGATGCGATTGAAAACCTGATGGCATTATGTCGTGAGGATCACATCAAGTTTGGAGATAAGAAACAATACAAGGAGTGGTTGAAATCGATTCACGAACAAAGATTGTCAATGGTAAAATAAATTCGGGATAAATTCGGGAATATGGCAATACAAGAGAAGCAACCACACGGAGGGAGTTTGACAAGACCGGAGAAAGGAGAAGTCCTAAATCCGCACGGCAGACCAAAGAAGTTGATCACCCAATTGAAAGAAATTGGATATCAAAAAAGCCAAGTTGAGGATACCGTCAATACAATGCTCACGATGTCACGCAAAGACCTTGAGAAGATAGACAAGGGTGATGAGTTCACTATACTGGAGAGAATCATTGCCGGTGCATTATTGAAATCGCACGACAAAAACTCCTTGTTCAACTTGGAGATGTTGTTAACACGATCACAAGGCAAACCAAAAGAAACAATCGACCAAACGATAGAAAGCAAAAATTTCACAATAACTTTGAATTTAGATGAGAGCAAGTTGGAGAGGTGATGACAAACTCCCACCACAAGATGAAGACATCCAGGTCGTTTACACTACGGATGCGAGAATAACTTTGGCAAGGTACTTTGATGACCTTTGGGTTGATGAGTACACCAATGCAATTATTGATGTGGCATATTGGATGCCTATCCCAGTAACCCCGAACGAATGACATCACAAGACAAGGCACAAGAAATCAAAGAATCATTCAACAACTCGTTGACGGTTAAGGATTGCTCATTGGTTGCAGTTGACCAAATCATTGAGGCGTTGTCTCATAACTCGTGGCAGAATCGCAATGAGTTGATGTTCTATTTGGAGGTCAAAGAAATACTGCAAGAACTATGAGAGTAATTCAGTCGGGACATCTTGGTGATATGATCTATTCACTCACGGCAACCAAGCGAGTTGCAGAGTTGCACTGTGCAGTAGATTTCCACATCGGATTCCGTGAGCAGAATACTGTTTCCGGTCATCCAAGCGGTGGATACTGTATGAACTTAAACTCATACGAATATATCAAACCATTACTTGAGCATCAATCCTACATAAGAAAGGTTGAGATGCACTCGCACATTGATATGGGCTATGACTTTGACAAGTTTAGGCGATACGGATTAAATCTCGCTGCTGGTGATTTGAGACGGAATCACTTCCTTGTCTATCCTGAATTGATAACAGACCTTCACGAACCTTGCATTGAAGCGAGTGAACCGATTCCATACTTTGCGGATAAGATTCTCTTGAACTTCTCTGCTCGTTATCGGAATCACGACATCAACTATTTCCCACTCAAGGAACACAAGTGCGTCTTCTTTGGGTACGAATCCGAATACATCGCATTTACAGAAAGATGGCAATTGGATTGTGAACTCTTGAAATGTCAGGATGCATTGATGTTGGCAACCATTGTCGGCAGTTGTAAGGCATTCATTGGGAATCAGTCAAGCACCTACGCAATTGCAGAGCAGATGAAGGTAAAACGATTGCTTGAGGTATGCGTTCACTCACCAAATGTTATCCCCGTAAACAATGGCTTTGATTATGTAACGAATCAAGGCTTTAACTTCTTACTTAATACCCTATGAAACTTTTAATACTAACAGACGGAATCAATGGTGTGGTTTACCATCGCATTTATGCACCACATTTGAGAATGCAGATAAACGGAGAAGCGGTGGTTGATGTGTGCCAATCACAAGCCGAATGGATGATGGTTGACCTTGCACCCTACGATGTGATTGTGTTCTCAAGATGGCTCGGCAAAAACCAGTACGATGTCTTGAAACGCATCACCGATGCCGGGAAGCCTTATGTGATTGATGTGGATGACTATTGGGTACTCCCAAAATACAACCCAGCATATTGGGCATATCGAAAAGGAATCAAGAACTCCATCAAAGATGCCATCAACTATGCGGATGCGGTATTCTGCACCACTCAAAAACTCGCCAATGAAGTGAGGACAATCAATGAGAATGTCTACATTGTGCCAAATTGTTTGGATACATCTCACAACCAATGGAAGCAACCAAAGGAGAAGAACGAGAGAGTGAAAATTGGATGGGTTGGTGGAATCACACACGAGGAGGATTTGAAGCTCATTGCTGACGACATCAATTCAATGGATGTGGATTTCTACATTTGCGGTTATACTCCGAGTGATCATTGGAACAACATCGTGAAACTGATTCCCAAAGCCAACATCGTTCAAGGCACATCTGTATTTGAGTACGGTGAGGTATACAAGCATTTTGATTTTGTACTTGCACCCCTTCAGGACAACCACTTCAACAACTGCAAATCGGAGTTGAAGATTGTGGAAGCCGCTGCCTATTCTATCCCTATTATCTGTTCGGCAGTTTACCCATACTTATACCATACGGGAAATGATGGTGTGATCTTTGCAACCCAAAACAATTGGAAAGCATCCATTGAGAAACTGATTGATGCTGGTCATTCGGTGAGACAATCAATGGGCGAATCAAATCGCATCTATTGTGAGACCTATCACAACCTTGAACTGCACAACCTAACACGATTAAGTGTTTATCAAAGTTTATGCAAATAACCTATCAAAGACCATATGTCACGAGTTACCAAAAAGACATCCTTGATTGTGATGCTCGTTTTACCATTACTGCTGCGAGTACAAAGACGGGCAAGACGGCATCTCACATCATATGGTTATTTGAACAAGCGTTAAAGTGCAAGGACAATCAATCTGTTTGGTGGGTTGCTCCGGTATACCAACAAGCGGAAATAGCATTCCGAAGGATGAAGTCACAAGTCACGGACAAGAACTTCTTCATCAGTAACGAAACCAAACTATTGTTGACGCTTCCAACTGGTGCAAGGATAGAATTCAAATCAGGGGAGAAGCCGGACAACTTGTATGGGGATGATGTGTATGCTGCGGTGATAGATGAGGCATCTCGTATGCGTGAGGAATCGTGGTATGCTATGCGTTCAACCCTAACTGCCACACAAGGCAAGTGCAAACTGATTGGGAATGTCAAAGGGAAAAAGAATTGGTTCTATAAGTTGGGCGAAAGAGCAAGAAGCGGTGAGAATGAATATAAGTATTTCAAGATCACGGCATATGATGCGGTCAAGGAAGGCATTCTCAAACTTGAGGAGGTTGAACAAGCCAAACGAGATCTCCCACTTCATGTCTTCAATGAGTTGTATTTAGCAGAACCAGCCGATGACAAGACAAACCCCTTCGGAATTGATGCAATCCACCGATGCGTAGCACCACTAAGCAACAAAGCACCAGTAGCATTTGGAATTGACCTTGCAAAATATACGGATTGGACAGTCATAACGGGATTAGATAACGAGAATCGTGTGTGTTATACTGACAGATTCCAAGCCGATTGGACACAAACCAAGAACAAAATCATTTCAGTTGTTGGAAAAACACCAGCCTATATAGACGCAACGGGTTTGGGTGATCCAATCGTGGAGGATTTGCAAAAGGTATTGCCAAAGATATTTGGATTCAAGTACACAAGCCAAAGCAAACAACAACTGATTGAAAGTTTGGTGATGGAGATTCAAGGCAATAACATAAGATTTCCCGAAAATCCCTATGGTGGGGAATTGGAAAACTTTGAATTTGAATACACCCGTAATGGGGTTAGATATACAGCACCATCAGGTCTTCACGATGACGCAGTCAATTCCCTTGCACTTGCTAACGATTGCAAAAAACACAATAGACCGGGAACATTCTTTTTTGCTTAAACCGTTACAAATTGAAACGATATGAACTGGAACAACATAACCATCCACCAACTGCAAGAGATACACTC